CGATAAACGTAGAGTTGAGCGTCGGAAGGCTCGTGAACTTCTGAGCCAGGTGCCAGACGTCGAGCGGCTGAGCGAACGTAGAACGCAGCTCACCCGTGATGAGCGACGGATGGTGCCGATACTCGGCCCAACGCTCCTGGTAACCGAACACCTGGTTGTCCTGGGTGAGAGGGCCGACCGTGCCGATGCAGAAAATTTCCTTGTTGAGCACAGCCTGTTCACCGAGGTGCGAGAACACCGGCCAGTAGAAATCGTACCGGGTAGAGCGCGACCACATTTTGCGGAGGCCCTGCTGATACGTGAGGTCTGCACGAACGGACATTAGGCCGATGACGTAGCCGTGCTCGGTGAACGACTGGGTAAAGCCGTGATTCTTAGCCAGGGCCGTACCGAAGGCCGAGAGAGAGCCGAGCGGAGTAGTGGCCGGGTCTGTCGCCTGGGTCTGAGCGATAGGCGTGATATTGATCATCGTCTGACCGCCGCCCAGGTACTCGGGACGCTGCAAACGAGCGTCAGGCGAGATGACGCCGAAGTGAGAGCGGATCAGTTCCGTATACCGGGTGCCGCCTCGAGCATCGCGCTCGAGAAGCTTTTGAATCTGGAACGCCTGGCGGAGCTGATTGATGGTGGCCGAGGTCGCGGCAGAGAGGTTGGCAACCAGGCCCGAGTCACCGGCCTGGACTACGCCAACGCGAATGTTAGAGCCGCCCATAGCACTACCAGCAGCAGAGCCAGCAGCAGTACCAAGACCGCCAGTAGTCGCAGTGATGTCACCACCAGTCGAAATACCAAGAGTGCCAGTAAGAGTACCGTTGAAGATACCCAAAGCGTTGCCATTGCCATAGACGGGAGCCGTGCCGCCGAGCGGGAGGGTTACCGAGTCGCCTTTCTGCACCCAGGGGAGGCAGGAGGTGAAGTAATCATGACGCTTGCCGCGCCGCTTGAGAACGAAGGTGTTAAACGTGTCCGTCGCGTCGCCCTTCGGGACGCTGACCGGAGCCTGGAGGTTCTCGTCACGGAACCATTCGTTCCAGATGAGATTGTAGGCCCGGAACGGCAGGGCATTGACGTTGATGGTATTGCCGGCCGTGATCTGTCCGGCCGTCGGGAGGCCGAAATAATCGTAGAGGGTGCCGGCAACGAAACCGCCGGACGGTGACGTAACCTGGGGAACGGTGAAATCAATGGAGTCGCCTGGACTGGCCTGCTCGCCGCAGAACTTCTGCCAGTTAGACCAGACCAGGCGGTTAGGCACGAAGAAGAAGAAAGTTTCCAGGTAGAGATTATCCATGACCGGCACGATTGGGGTCGCGAGCCGAGCAAAGATAGTGGCGTTGACCTTGAAGGTATCGCCGGGGAGAACTTCCTCACAGTACATCGGAACCAAGTAACCCGCGTCAAACGTGGTCTTGTGAGTGTTTTCGATGCGGAAACCAGAACGGGGAATATCCGCGCGGGGAACCATCGAGAACTGATGGACGTTTACTGAGCGGTTCCGATGCATGACAAATTACCTCGTGATAACGCAGTCCTTGCCGACTGCAATCTGTTGGGGGCGTTCAGCCTCGAAGGTGGCCGACTCGTCGTCGTACTCACCGAGATAGAAAAGCTCGAAGTCCTCAGGATGCTTGTTGAGCGAATTGTTGGGATCAGCCCGGTTAACCTCGTCGGCGAACGAGCGGATAGCCTGGCCCTTAGAGGCCACGAAGATCGGAGTGCCGAACGAGTCCAGGGCACGGTCACGGACAACGCAAATCTTAAAGCGCATTCGGATACCTCTCGCGTTGGAACTTCTGTTTAGCCTGGGCGCATTTTTCGCGCACTTCCAGGCGTGACCAGGTACGGTCGTCCGCGAATGTATCCGAGAGTTCCTTGCGCTTCAACTTAGAGGCTTCCAAATCGTCAGGGCTGATCTTAGCTAGAAGCTCGTCAAAGTAACGGGGGATCTTCTGGCCCCGATCGGCTACGAATACCTGGCCGTGCACCACGGCTTCGGGCCAATACCTCTGAAACCATTCCGACCCAATACCAGGACGGAGCGACATTCGGCCGTACGGCTGAACGAGCTCGAACAGTTCCCCATCGGGGGTTACCTTGAGGCCGCCGGATTCTCGCCATTTTTCACCCGACAGACGCTTAGTGGCATACACCGCACAATAACGGGCTGACTCGTAGGAGACGCTTCCGATAACAGCGCGTCCCTTTCCCCAGGCGGAGTCGAGCAACGGAGACTGGAATAGGTCATGGTCGGAGTGCAGGCTGTTGCACTTAACGCGATCAGCGAAGCCTTGACCGAAGATAAGAGCATGGAAGTGCGGCCGGCCGAATTGTTCGCCGTACTCGCCGCACATGAAGAAACGGAACGGGCCAACACGCTTGCGAAGGCGCTTTGCAAAGAGCTGCCAATCACGATGAACAAGCGAACCATGTGACGGTAGATGGTCATCATCGTAAGTGAGCGTGACGAAGGAGTTAGCCTGGTGGAGCCTGGATTCAGCTAGGCAGCGGAACGCCCAGGCATCGCGTTTATCTATCCGGCAACCAATGCAGCGGCCGCAGGGGAGAGTGATTTCCCGATGGTCGCGCAGCTCGCGGAAAGAAACCGCCCCCCCGTCTGGAGGCTTCCAGGCGGTTAGGGGGCGGTAGCAAGCCATTACAGACGCCAACCACCACGCATGACCGTGCGGTTAATGTTGGGGGCTTTGGTGCGCTGCACCTGGCCACGGAACTTGGCCGCTGAGCGACCCTTTGATACGCCGAAACGCTTCATATGCATACCTCGTGCCAGGGCTGTGGATAACCTGTGGATATCCTGTGGATAACCTGTGGATAAGTCAATAATAAAGTGCTTGACATGGGGTTTTTGGGGGGAGGATCATTCCTTTTAGCCGCCTGCCTGGAGCGCGCCTCAAAGCAGGCGCTCCACAGGCAGACGGCATAGGGAGCAGTAGCTCCCTTTTTTTTTTGGTGAACCATTTAGGATGGTGTCACCTAGCACATTCCATATCGAGAGTAAGAATGTGCAGTTACGCGATTGCCCCCGGGGGTCCACAGGCCGCGACGTGCGCCCAAGAGGGCGCTCGCGGCATGTGGACTCCGGGGACAACGCTAGGAGGGGGAGAGAGAGAGGGAGACGGGGCGTGCAGTAGCACGACGAACGGAGAACGGAGAGGAGGGGAAAGTTTTGCGTAAGACAACGAACCTAAGAGAGTTTTTAGAGGCTTGGAGAAATTACGCAGATAACCTCTCGATTCTGGCCCTCCATGCGGAGGTGCCGTATGAAGAATACGAGAGAATACGGGGATTGTTGAACAAATGGATAGACCTGGCGCTGTTGCACCAGGTCAAGAGATGCGACGAAGAATAAGGGAGGGGGACCCCCCCTCAATTACCCCGCCGGAGGGGTTTCCGGGGGAGCAGGGACGAGAACCAGTCCTAGAGTTTTCATTTCCTCGATATTCGAGGGATCAGCGCAGTATTCAAGGAAGCGCTGAGGGGAGTGCCCGAGTTTGGCACGAAGGGAAGCAGGGAGAGCAGAGAAGGAAGCTTCCGCAGCCTTAACCGCTTCCAGGGCAGTCCGGTAATCCGAGACATCCGTAAAGTCATCGTAGATGGGCTGCCGGATGGATTCAGGCAGCCGGCCCGTGACGCCGAAGTTGCGGACGATGGTATTAATGTCCGCTTCCTCTTTCTGGCTCTGGATGGTCAGGGACGGGTCTTCACAACGGAGGCCGGTCAGGTCAGACACCAGGGCGCGGTCATAGTTCCAGGTAGTCCGGGTGACGGGTTCCAGGGTAACGGGGCGGGTTTCAACCTTAGCCATATGGCACCTCAGCGGAGGATCATTTTCAGGAGGGGGATGATTTCTTTGCCGTACTTCATTTCGGGGACGTTTTCCCAGAACTTAGCGTCGGCTTCCTTTTCGGACATGCCGAGCGAGAGCGCCTGATTCATGAGGCGCTTGTATTCGATTTCGAGTTTCTGGACGTCCGGGAGCTGTTGGAGCTGCATCAGACCCATGCCGGATTGCCACCCCTTGATTTCAAGGTCTCGGCCCAGGAGCTGAAACTGTCTGTCCAGGGTGAGAGATTCAACCTCGGCATTTTTGGCGCTGTAGGGAGCTTTCGCTTCCTTGAGAACAGCTTCCGCATTGTTCAGACGAGCAGAGGCCCGAGCAGATTCGGCTGTCGCCTGGGCAGCGCCGGCCTGCTCGTTTTTCAGGTTTGTGTCAAAGGCGATGTTTGTGATCTGTTCTTTAGCGATTTTTGCCGCAGTCACCGCGGCAGAGCCTTTAGCAGCACCAGACACAGCGGCTTCGCCCACGTTGGGCATTTGGGGAGAGTTCGGGACGGGTGCGCCCTGGGAGATGGCGAGCATGGGGTTTAAACCCGCCTTGCGGAGATCGCCAACTGTCCACTGATACCGATGTTTGTAGGCACGCTTAGCGGCCTGGGCGCTTGCTTGCCCGGCCGACATAGCACCGCCGGCGGAGAGAGCGCCGCCGACTACGCTTCCAATTACTGCGCCCCAGGCCATTAGCTTTGCCTCTTTTCGATGATGGCGACGATGGAATCCGCAACGGCAGCAAATTCCTCCAGGGAGGGGGCTACTGCCCCCTCCCGAAGATAGCCCGGGTGATAACGCCACCCGCAGAGCTGCACAAATACGAACGTCCAAAGATCCATTAGAAGTGATCCACCAGGCCCGGCACGGAGTAGAGCGGCATCGGACGAACAGCCTTATTGCTGAACAGCATATCCGCTACGAACTGTTGCCCGGTCTGAGCGGTAGTGGCAACGATACGATCAATCGGGGGCGTGTCCTCGATAAACGTAGAGTTGAGCGTCGGAAGGCTCGTGAACTTCTGAGCCAGGTGCCAGACGTCGAGCGGCTGAGCGAACGTAGAACGCAGCTCACCCGTGATGAGCGACGGATGGTGCCGATA